GTAGTTTCTCGACCCCTTATGCACTGTTGACAACAATTCTCAATAAGGTTGCGTATTGCCCCCTGCTGGGTTTGCGGATACGGAACCACCTCGATACAATGATGCAGGCCGGCGAGCTGCGAACTCCCGACCCGTGACCAACTCACTTGAGATGAGCTGATGAATCTATGCTACGCCTTTGACGCAGAACGCTTTTACCTTGGCACGCTTTGTAAAAGCAGTCACAAGTGGCCAGGCACAAGTCAAAGCCTGAGAAGGATATACAAAAGCCCTAGTGGTGTAATCGTTAATCAATGCGTAGCGTGCACAGGAAGGAAGCAAAGTGATTGGCTTATTAGTTTTGTCGATGCACAGGCAATGGGATTCCCTCTAGGTTACAGCTTTGGGAAGCCATGCCCTAATAATCATCTTTGGGAGGGCCATGGTATGACCCTAAAAGATGCGCACGGAGCATGTGATGAATGCCAAAAACAGCGCAAGGCAACTCCTAAAGCCCAAGCCTCCAGGCGGGAATGGTATAAAAAGAACCTAGAAGATCAGCGGCTCAAAGCAAGAGAGCGAATGACAAGATTGCGTCAAGATTCAGAATACGCCGAGATCCACAGAGAAAGGAGCCGAAAAAGCAACGCAAAGCGTCGCGCCGCGTATGGTCGCTTATCCCGAGTAGGACTACTGGTTCCACCTCACCTGCTTGGCCATGGCTTTCAGTCGGCAGAGCTGCAGACTTTTATTGATGCTGGCACTCAGCTCAAAAATATCACCAGTGATGACGTGCTGGCCAACCGCCAAATGCGGCAAGCGATTCAAGGCCTAAAGCAATCCCCGTCAGTCGCTCGCCTGGTGATGGATGAGCAGCAACGCTACTGGAAGGAAAACCCAGAACTCCAAAAACAACACGATCGCCAATGGAGGCAGGCGCAGTGGTGGCTAAAGTATCAGATAAGCCCCGAACTGCGCCTTTGCCACCGGGAGAAATCCAGGCGGCGCAAGGCTCAGGATCGCGGTCAAACTCCTGTGCAGATTTCAGTGTCAGCGCTTCGCCAGCGCTTCAATGAATTTGGCAATTGTTGCGCGTATTGCGGCGAAGATGGCAACATGCAGATTGAGCACGTTGAGCCGATCAGCAAAGGCGGCGCCCATGACATTGGCAACATCGTGCCGGCTTGCTTTCGGTGCAATGCCAGTAAGCGAAACCATAAAATGGTGGAGTGGTATCGATTCCAGCCGTTCTTTAGCGAGTTGCGGCTATGTCGGATTCTCCGGGCATTGCATCAGCCAGAGGCCTATCAGTTGGCAATGCTGTGATGAATATGCGGAAGCGGAACACCTCAATGCGTCCCTTGCAACCACCTGCAACCGCTTCCTAGGCTGGTTGCAATGGCAAGCGTAGTCAACAGCACCAAGGGCGCCCAGCTGATTGAGGCGGCGGTAGCACCAAGGCGATGCTCACGGCAAAACCTAGAGAAGCTCTGCGACAAGGGCGCGCTCCAAGGCAGCCCCTGTATCCTGCAGGCAAAGCCGTTGCGGGTGGATGCTGACCTGCTGGTGAGTGAGTACCTAGCAAGGGTGGGTCAAGGCCAGAGCGAGGCGCAGCAGCCAACAGCAAAGAGGGAGCAACCACCCCCACCCCCCAGTCGCCCCCCAGACCCTCCCGCTGATACCGACCCCACTGAGGTTCCGAACTTTAACGACGAGCGGGCATGGCACGAACGTGAGAAACGCCTGATAGCTGAGCTGGACCGGCGCAAGAAAACCGGTGAGCTGGTGTACCGGGCAGATGTGGAACAGGCGCAGATGGCGGTGGCGTTGACGTTGAAGAACCAGCTGGAGGCGCTGCCAAAGCAGATCAAACAACAGCTACCACACCTGACAATCGTGGATGAAGAAATGATCGAGCGCCTGGTGGCAAAGGTGCTGACTGCGGTGGCTGATTGGCGGATGGATCAGGAGGTAGTCGAATGATTGACCGGAACGTGCCAACGCTGGCGGCAGGCATCTCTGAATGTTTCAGGCCTAGGCCGCTGCTGAGCGGTGTGGAGTACGCGGACACCTACGGGCATGTGACCGGCAACGCGGCAAGTAAGGGCCCATGGATCACGCGGCCTTATCAGGCGTATTGGTTCTATGCGTTCGCGTCAAGGCGTGTGCCGATTTTTGTGTGCATGAAGTCGGCCCGTGTCGGCTGGTCGGAATCGGTGAAGATCGGAGTGGTGCAGTATTACGCGCACTGGAAACCATCGAAGGTGATGGTGGTGCAGCCAATTGAAAAGGACGCTGAGGAATACAGCAAGGAGGACATCAGCGACCTGTTTGCCGACACCCCGTGCCTGGATGGGCTGCTGTCTGAATCAAAGTCGAGGGGGACGGCTACCAACACGATCCTGCTTAAGAAGCTGACCAACGGCGCATTGATCGACATTGTGAACGCCAAAAGCGGCAAGTCGTTCAGGCGCAAGGAAAGACCGGTGGTGATCTTCGAGGAGCCGTCTGCTTACGACCGAATCAACGAGGGCTGCCAGATCAAGCTGGGCATTCGGCGGACGGAAACATCCTGGAGCCCCAAGGTGATCATCGGCGGAACACCGATATTTCCAAACGACAAAACGCACCAATGGTTCCTGCGTGGTGATCAGCAATATCGCTATCTGCCGTGCCCGCATTGCAGGCACTACCAGCCGCTGCGGTGGGAGGCGATGGCCAAGGAAGGCCCGAAGGTGGCCACGTTTGAGTGTGAGAACTGCCAGGAGGCAATTGAATACACCTCGCTGCGGGAGATGGACGCGCAGGGCGGATGGGCCTGCCCACTGGGCTTGGACCGCTCGCAGCAGTCACTGACGGTCGAGGGGCTGCCGGCAGTTGAGAGCCAGTACATTTGGGCGGCGTATAGCTACCACGCGGGGGCTGTGTGGCGCCACCTGATTGCGGAGTACCAGGAAGCGCTAGAGGCGATGCGGCGGGGGGATACAGACCCGATGCATACGTATCACAACACGGTGCTAGGGATTCCATGGGAAGACAGCATCGCCGGGAAGCTGACTTGCGACGGCTTGGCAGAGCGCCGGAAAAGCACCGAGGCAGGCAATGGCTACGCGGCGGGGACGGTGCCGGCTGGCGTGCTGATGATCACGGCCGGCGTTGACGTGCAAGGCGGCGGCGGCACGGCTAACGAACGGGTGGTAGTGACGGTGTGGGGCTGGGGCCGGGGGGAAGAGGGCTGGCACCTAGGCCACTGGGAGATCGACGGCGACCCACAACAGGCAGGAACACTGCAGCAGCTGAGCATCATCGCGGCAACGAAATGGCGGCGAGAGGATGGCGCTGAGATTCCAATGTCAATGGGCGCCATCGACGACGGCGGAACCAGCACCCAGGAGGTGCGGAACTGGTGCCGTGGCCAGGGTGAAGTTTGGGTGCCGGTGAAAGGTTCCGGCACTAAGGGTCTACCGCTAGTGGGGCGTGGCAAACCAGTTGACATCAACCGCAAAAACCAGCCGGTGCAAAAAAAAGGCCTGTTGCTGTATCAGGTGGGCTATGACATCAGCGTTTCCCATCTGCAGGGGCGATTACGGAACGAGACTCCCGGCCCTGGGTATTTGCATTTTGGGGAAGCGTCTACTGATCAGTTCCTAGCTGAGCTGTTCCCGTGGAAGCGGATGCCAAAGCGCAAGGATGGCCATGTTGCATATGCCTGGGAATGCCCAACGGGAATGCGCGATGAAGCCGGCGACTGCACCCGGTACGCCTACGCCGCACTACAGCTGGTGAGCAGGCGCTACAACCGGGCAACGATGTGGGATCAGCTGGAGGCGCAGCTAACCGGCGCCCCAGCCGTTGCGACTATTGAGCGCAAGAAAGGAAGTTGGTTAGGCCGGTGATCCATAGCCTGAGGCAGGAGGTGTCCCCATGGCGTTTACGCAGCAGCAGTACGAAGATCTGGTGGCTGCAATTGCCGAGGGTGTCACCACGGTGGCAAGCAACGGCCGGCAGGTTCAATACCGGAGCCTGTCGGAAATGATGAAGCTCAAGGCTGTGATGGAGGAGGAGCTAGGCGTAAGCGGCGCAGGTCGCCGCCGGCACTACGCCAGTTTCAGGAGAGATTGATGGCCAGCAAGAAACCCACGCGCGATCAGCTGGAGCTGGCGTTGAAGTCTGCGCAGAAAGAGCTAGCGGTTACGCACCTTCGAGCGTTTGAGTCAGCAAAGGAATCAAGGCGTACTGAGAACTGGTACACGCGCAATGGCGGACCAAATGCTGATATTCGCACCGCCTGGCGACTGCTGACGCAACGCCATCAGGATCTGGTGGACTCCAACCCTTGGGCCAGTCGTGCGGTGCGGGTCATTACCAACAATTGGGTGGGCGATGGGATCATCGGCTCACCGGTTGGCGCCAGCAAGCGCTACGACCAGGCATGGAATGATTGGGCCGATACGGTCGATTGCGACCATGCGGGGCTGCTGAATTGGTACGGCCTGCAGGCGCTGATCGCTCGCACCACGGCGGTGCGGGGCAGCTGCCTGATCCGCCGGCATATTGATGAGCGGATGATTGACCAAGGCCTAGTGCCGCTGAGGCTGCAGGTGCTGGAGCCTGACATGCTGGACTTCAGCCGGGACGATGGCAGCCGGATCAAGTTTGGCAAGCAGTACGACCGCGAAGGCCGGCTTGAGGGTTACTGGATCAGGCAGACGCACCCTGGCGAGACGGAATGGAACGGCGTAAAGATCCAGAGCGACTTTGTGGAGGCCAGTGAAATCCTGCACACCTACGAGGTGAACCGCCCCGGCCAAGCGATCGGCGTGCCATTTGGCTCGGCGGTGCTGCTGCACCTACGGGACATTGATGACATTGCCTCGGCGATGCTGCTGAAAGCCAAGATTGCGGCATGTTTCACGGCGTTTGTGTATTCCAATGAGCCAGGTGAATCAGCAGCGATACCAGCGCTAACCGAAACGCTGGAGCCTGGCGCAATTGAGGTGTTGCCAGACGGCAAGCAGATCACCTTCGCCAATCCGCCAGTGGCGCCGGATTACGTCGAGCATCAAAAATATCACCTCCATGCTGTCGCCGCTGGGTATGGGATCACTTTTGAAGCGCTGACGGGGATTCTGTCGGATGTGAATTTCAGCTCTGGCCGCATGGGCTGGATTGAGTTTCACCGTCAGATTGCAGCCTGGCGATGGAACCTGACAATCCCGCAGGTGATGGACCCGGTGCATCGTTGGTTCAACGATGCGGCAAGGCTGGCCCAGGTTCGCGGACCACGGCGAATGATCTGGACTCCACCAAGGCGCGAGCTGATTGATCCAGCCAAGGAGATCGCCTCGTTGATTGAGGGTGTGAAGGCTGGCTTTATGAGCCTCAGCGAAGTGCAGCGCTCGCTTGGATTTATTCCTGCGGAAGTGATGGCAGAGCTTGAGCAGGACATAGCAGATGCTCGCGCCAAGGGCCTGGCGCTGAGCGTCGATGGCGCCAGCAGTCAGCCGGATGCATCCGTTGAGGATGCAGATGTGGAAACTCCATAGATTAATTGCATGGAGCATCAACACCCCCAGCCCGGTGACATGCGGCGTGCGGCTTTTCAGCCGGCGACGCTTAACCCCGACGCTCG